GTGCACGTGGGTGCACAGACCCGTGCACGTGGGTGCACAGACCCGTGCACGTGGGTGCACAGACCCGTGCACGTGGGTGCACACTAAGTACTTAAAGGAAGTACTCAAGGAAATTTCTATGGTCGCGCTTGCGCGCTCCCGCGCGAGAGTCTCCGCTTCGCTCTGACCGTCGGACCGTTGGTCCTTGGTCGTCACCTTGGCCCTCGGTCCAGTTGATCCACGAGAGCAGGGACGAAGAGATGGTTCATTGGCTAGTCGAGTACTCGGCTCTTGTTGATCCTTGGCTGCCTGATCGAGTTGGATCGCTCAGAGTCTTCCTCGTTGTCCTTGCTCTTCCTTGCTGTACCGAGACGGAACGTGACTCCTTCCTCTTCCTTGCTCTGGTGTCAAGCAAGGGGTTGGGTTGTGGTTACTTTGGGTTGATCGTCTCTAGCTGGTTGACGCTCTCCAAGAGTGCTCAGCCCCCCCGGCGGCGGCCGGCGCGCCCGCTCGCGGCCCGAGAAGGGGGCTGGGAGGCTCTCTGACGGCCTAACGGGGGTGGGTGTGGTGCCGGCCTACCTGGGGTCACGAAAGGCGCTCAGATTGGCTTACACGGCCTCGGGGGTGAACTGTCTGGATTTTCCGGAGGGTTGACTGTTGCACCTGAGTGTGGCTATGCTGGTCGCGCTGATAGGGGTCCGCCTTGATGGATCGCGATTGAGTTTCCTTTCCTCTCGTGTATGCCAAGGCGGGCCCCGCCTCTTGCCCTAAGGGGGTCGGCGTGGTAGACTGCGCTGGTCAGCCAACGAAAGGGCACCCAATGAAGATCGACTGGGAGAACGACCCCCAGTACTGTGAGATCTGCGATCACCAGATGCGCGCGCCCCGGACGACACTCGTCGACCACCCGGGAACTCGCGCCTACGGGGGGAAGGGGATCTGCAGCTCCTGCTACCGACGTAAGCGCCGCGGTCGGGACGGCGCAGCCAAGATGTACATGGACTGGAGTGAGGTGCATCACTGCTTGCGCTGCGATGTTCGCATGCGCCCCCCACGCACCAGCATCAACGAGTTCCCTGAGACTCGCCTGTACTCCGGTAACGGGGTCTGCGCTTTGTGTGCTAAGGGTCGCCGCAAGGTCGGCCCTACGGTCGCTGAGCTCGCAGCCCAGGGGCATCCTTGTATCGAGCCCTGCCCCCTCCCCTCGAATAAGCGCTCCAGTATCTGGTGAAAGGAACATCTCTGTGCTTTACCTACTCATCTACGGCGACAAGAGCAGCCCCGACGTTGACGTGATCCTCTGTGACCGCCACCCTGAACGTACCGACGATGGGACGTGGGTGTTCAAGAATGAGGGGCAGCCTGACTTCTACGTGTACCCGGGCGACTACCTGTCGATCCATCACGCCTACTTCGGGGGCAAGGCGGCCAAGCCGGCTTTCCTCTTTGATGTCCGTGAGGGGTCCCCGAACAGTGAGGGCGTGTCGATGGTTTATCCGGGTGACGTGCGGTGAACGTGGATGATCTCAGTGAGGTTCATGTGCGGATGCTTGTCACATCCCTCGACTGTGCGGTTGATGAGCTCCGGGATGCGCTCGATTCGGCGCACCAGGTTGGCGCGTACGATGTGCCACATCATCGTCGTAACGCCGATCAGGATGACGCCGTCATCCGGGTTGGTGAGGCGCGGGCGGGTGTCGAGGAGTACCTGGAGCTTGTGTTCACTGACCGGTATGACATGGGTGTGCGTGTGACTCTGGAGGTGATCGAGTAGTGGCTTGGGGTAAGAATCCCAGGCGCCGCCAGGAGCTCCCTAAGGACTGGGACAAGATCAGGCGCGTTGTCCTGAGGCGGGATGGTGGCCTGTGCGTTTTCTGCGGTAACCCGGCGAATCAGGTGGACCACATTATCCCTGACGGCCCACACGTGCCGGACAACCTTAGGGCGTTGTGCCAGCACTGCCATATGGTGCGCACGCAGCAGCAGTCGGTGGAGACTAGGAAGCGTCGCTATAATCGCGGCAACAAGGCTCGAGGCCCTCGGCCGAAGAGTAAGCACCCCGGATACCTTTAGGAGGCGACGATGGGAGTTAAGGGTCCAATCCCGAAGCGCAGCACTGAGGGGCACCGTACTACGCAGGCCAGGAAGCTGGATAGTGGCGTGGAGCCCGTTAATGTGGTTGCAGAGCAGGTGAAGCCGCCCAAGCCAGATCCTGACTGGCACCCCATTGCGAAGAGGCTCTGGAAGGCTGTGGAGAAGTCGACGTTCACTCGCTACTACGAGCCGTCAGACTGGATCGTTCTCTACTCCACCTGTGACGACTTGTCGAACTACAAGATGCAGGACCGGCGTTCTCCGACGATGCTGGCGGCCGTCAACACGATGCTCACCAGCCTCCTCCTTACTGAGGGTGATCGCCGCAGGGTTCAGATTGAGATAAACCGTGTCGATGAGTCTGAGGCCGAGTCGGCTGGCGTGGTCGCTTTGCAGGCGTGGACGAAGGCTCGGGTAGCGAAGTGACCGACACGCTCCCCGCACCCCGGGAGCGAATCGACACGCTCCCCCTCGGCCTGCCGAAGATGACGCTCGGCTACCATGCTGCGGCGTGGATGATGGATAACCTGATTCAGCCGAATGGGCCGAAGGCGGGGCAGCCGTTCATTCCGACTGATAGGCAGATCGAGTTCCTTGCTCATTTCTACGCCCTGAATCATAAGGGCTCCTTTGTGTACAGGCAGGGAATTAGAAGATTGGCCAAGGGAAGTGGCAAAGCCAGCGATCTGCGTCACAAAATCTTGACGACGGATGGATGGAAGACGATAGGCACCCTATGTGAGGGCGACTATGTGTTCCACCCCTCCGGGAAGCCGACGCGCGTCACACAGTTGCACCCTGTGGGTCAGTGGGACACCTGGGAAGTGGAGCTCTCCGACAGGACTGTCCTGACTGTCTCAGGAGAGCACTTGTTCACCGTTGAGGAATTCGTCGGCTCCCGTAAGCGCAAGCTACGCACCTTAGACGTGCGCACTATGGCCCGTGAGGGGATAGTGTTCGACAGGCCGCTCACGAAGGGGCCAACGAAGGCCGGCAAGGCTGGCGTCGACAAGTTCGCCCTCCCTGAGACTGAGCCGCTTGAGTTCCCCGAGCGTGACCTGCCTGTCGACCCGTGGGTGCTAGGCTACTGGCTTGGAGATGGCTCCACAGGAAATGGACACATTACCTGCGACGTGGGTGACCTTCCGCACATCAGTTCGCGCATGCGGGCTGCCGGGTACGAGGTTGAAGCAGTTCGCGCTAAGAAGGAGGGCGGCCGCGGCCGTAGCGTCGGCATCCTAAAGCTGGTCGCCGATCTCCGTAGGGCTGGTGTACTGGATGACAAGCACATCCCGGAGGCCTACCTGTATGCCAGCGCAGAGCAGCGCAGAGCCCTGATTCAGGGGCTCATGGACTCCGATGGCTATATCGACAAGAAGGGGTCTGCGGAGTACTGTCAGGTGCGTAAGCAGATCGCTGACGGCATGGCGTTCCTCCTTCGCTCCATGGGGGTGAAGGTGAATGTCAGGGAGTCGGAGGCGAAGCTGTACGGTCGCGTCACCGGACCGCGCTACAGGCTGACGTTCAAGCCCTACAAACATCAGAACCTCGTGACCCTACCCCGCCGGGCCGAAAGGGTGCAGGAGCGGCGCAGGAAGCCCAATCCTCGCGTCATTAAGGATGTGCGTAGGGTTACCCCGGTGGATGCCCGCTGCATCACCGTGGAGGCTGAGGACGGCCTGTACCTGATGGGGGAGACGATGGTGGTAACCCATAACTCCCCATTCGCTGCGGCTATGTGCCTGTTTGAGCTTCTTGGCCCGTGCCGGTACGACGGGTTCGACAGGCATGCGCCTTTTGGGGTGCGTGCGAAGCCGACGAGTATGCCGCTGGTGCAGATCGTGGCTTGCAGTGAGGCGCAAACTCAAAACACGGTCAGAATGGTTCGGGCATTCTGCCAGAAGAAAGGCCCGCTGGCTCGTAAGTATGATCTTGAGGTGGCGAAGACGTTCATTGAGACGCCAGGCGGGGGTAAGCTCCAGCAGATGACGTCTTCTGCGTCCTCCATGGAGGGCGGTGAGGTGTCCTTCGTTGTGGGTGATGAGCTCGAACACTGGGTACCCTCCCAGGGCGGCCCTGCCATGTTGCAGACGATTCAGCAGAACGCGGCGAAGATGGGCGGCCGGTTCATGGGCACCTGCAACGCGTGGGTTCCGGGCGAGCAGTCGTCTGCGGAAGCGGTCTTTGAAGCGTGGTGTGACCAGGAGGATGGCCTCACCAGGGGTAAGACGAAGATCCTCTATGACGCCCGCATCGCCCCTCCGAACACGGTCCTTACGGATGAGCCGGAGGAGGGGCAGGTTGGGCTCACGAAGGCCCTCGAGTACGTGTATGAGGGCTGCCCGTGGGTGAACCTGGAGTCGATCAAGGAGCAGATCTGGTCGCCGGAGTACCCGGAGTCGAGGTCTATCCGGTTCTTCCTGAACAGGCCGAACGCCGCAGAGGCGTCGTGGGTCACCTTGGAGGAGTGGACGCAGCTCCGCAAGCCTGACCGGAAGGTGGAGCCTGGGGAGAAGATCGTCATGTTCTTCGACGGCTCCAAGTCCAATGACCATACGGCCCTCGTGGGTTGCTGCATGGAGGACGGGCACATCTTCAAGATCGGCCACTGGAAGCCAGAGAAGCCTCTCAACGTGGTGAATGTGGCTGCCGTGGATGCGGGGGTCAGGCGGGCGTTCGACACGTATAACGTGGTGGCGTTCTGGGCTGACGTCCGGGAGTGGGAGTCGTTCACGCGCACGGCCTGGCCCGAGGACTTCGGTGACCGGCTGATCGTCCCTGCCGTGCGTGGGGGCATGTCCGCGTCCCCGATCGCATGGGATATGCGCTCCCACGCCTACCAGTTCGCCGAGGCAGCGGAGACGGCGTTCACGGAGATCCAGCAGCAGGCGTTCACCCACGATGGGGACTCTGCCCTGGGTGAGCACGTGTCCAACTGTCGCGTGAATGAGTTCAGGGGGCGCTGGTCGGTGAAGAAGGAGTCCCCGAAGTCCTCTAAGAAGATCGATCTGGCTGTGTGCATGATCGGCGCTAGAATGTTGTACAGGTACGTCAAGAGCAGCAAGGAGTGGTCCGACATGAATAAGCCGGTTGGCGCGTGGACGGTGATCGTGTGAGCTTTGAAAAGATGCTCGCCAGCTTCGAGGGCGGCGCTTATCGTCCGGAGTCGTTCGAGACGTACTATGAGCAGAGTGAGCACCTGGACGCCCTGGGTATCAGCATCCCGCCGGAGGCGCGAGTACTGGAGATGCAGGCGCCGTTCGCGAAGATGGCTATTGACGTCCTGACTGAGGTCCTGATCCCGGCCGGGTTCATCATCGCAGATGATGGGCGCAAGGACCTGGTGCGTGACCTGCGTGTCGTGTGGCAGGCCAATGACATGGATTCTCAGTTCAATCTGGCTGCGGCTGAGGCGCTTGCTGCTGGCTCCGTGTTCTGGGTGCTGTCTCCTGCGGATGAGGATCATGAGCATCCGTCTGTTCGGGCGCTGGACTCGCGTCACGCCGGTGTCCGTATCGACCACTTCGGGAACGTGATTGAGGGGGTGGCTGTCTACCGTTCGGGTGATGGCGTGAAGTGCGCCTCGTACTACACGCCTGACGGTATGACCGTCTACAGGCAGGTCGGTACCCGGTGGGTGTCCGACTGGTCTACGAGTGACCCGTGGGGTGCGTCGATCGTGCCCATGTTCAACAGGGCCCGGCTCCGTGACCGGTACGGCCGGTCTGACCTGAAGGAGCTGAAGACGGTCATTGACGCGGCCTCTAGGACTCTCACGAACCTTCAGATGGGGCAGGAGGTTGCCGCTTTCCCGCTGAGGTTCCTTATTGGTGACGGTGCTGACCGGATGCTGGCTGGGCAGCAGGCGGCTGCCGCAATGAACGGGCAGTTCGGCGGTAACCGCATGGAGAACTATGCTGGCGCGCTCCTGGCTGCCCCCACTGGGGCTGATGTGAAGCAGCTGACTGGCGCGCCCTTGGATACGTTCACGAACACGTACCGCACTTACGCGTTGCAGATCTCAGCCATGACGGGTATTCCGCCATCAATGATGGGTGTGGCCGCCGACAATAACCCCACATCTGCCGAGGCTTTGCGTGTGGCGAAGGATCGTCTTATCGCTCGAGCTGAGAACAAGCAGCGCCAGTTCAGTGACGCTCTTGAGCGTATCGCCCGCATTATCGCGGTCATGAACGGGGAGTCACCCGAGGGGCTGGAGACCCTTGAGGTGATGTGGGCTGACGCCGCGGCCCCGTCGGCGAGCGCCCAGATGGCTACCGCCATGCAGGCCGAGTCTCAGGGGGTTATTGGTGCTGAGACTGCACGGGACTTCATGCACCTTTCTCCGGAGCAGATGGAGCGCGAGAACCGTCGCCAGAACGACCTGGATTCGATGGCGGGCCAGATCCTCCCCGTCGGCATACAGGAGGAGGGCGAGGAGGAGCCTGAGGGCGACGGCGAGGAAGAGGATCCTGCCGACGACAAGGGTGAGGCTAATAAGTGACCCTCGCGCTCTTCAGGACCCTCCTGGCCACTATCGCCCGCACTTTCCAGAGGCGCCTGGCTGACACCACAGCCCCTTTGCAGGGGAAGCCGGTGACGCTATCGGAGAAGGAGCTGGGTGAGGCGATCACTCCTCTTGTGTGGGCCGCAAGACGCCAGGCTTGGGCGGCCACGGCCTTGTTCCTGCGGGGGCAGGCCAGGGCGCATGGCGCGAATGAGGCGTGGATCCCCCCGCAGCCTGGCTACAGCCCCGACTCGGTGCGCTACGCGATCAGGTCCGCCAAGGCCCGCTCCGGCAAGCCTGAAGCATTCAAGGCTCTCCAGGGCGAGCTCACTAGCCACGTGTATGCGGCGTCCCGTAGGACCATCAATGATGCTGTAGAGGACGCACCTGACGTCGCTGAGCTCCTTGACGACCTCGAGCGGATCGCCGACGACCTCGAGGGGTTCTCTAAGGAGCAGGCCGCCCAGATTGAGCGGGAGGTGGAGAAGCACGAGCGGAAGCGCCGCCCTCGGAGGAACTGGGTTGACGTATTCGATGAGGTCGCGGACCGCGTAGACAAGGCCATCAAAGAGCTTGAATCCGAGGGGATGCTGACTCAGAAGTACAGGGACTCGGAGGCCATGAAGGACCTCCCCGACAAGTACCGCCGCTCAAAGGACGGGACGCTGATCGCCAGGCCCTTTGCATGGGCGCGGGTAGTTACTCCCTCGAAGAATGGGCCGTGCGGCTTCTGCGCAATGCTCGCTTCTCGCGGCCCCGTCTACAAGACATCCAAAACAGCTGGCGTTGGCGTCAACAGGTTCCATAACCACTGTCGATGCGTGTGTGTCGCGGTTTACACGTCCAGGGCGTGGCCGGGTAAGGAACAGCATGCCAGATTCGAACAACTGTACAATGAGGTAGTGAAGTCCCGTGACCTTCATGGGCGCGAGGCACTGCGGGCCATGAACCGCCGCCTCTACCAGGAGCAAAGGAGAAGGAATGGCTGACACCCCCACTGAGTCATCCGATGAGGCCGTTACCCCTTCCGGGGAGGCGGCTCCCGCGCCGGAGCCCCAGGGCGACGTTGACGCGGCGGTAGTCGAGCAGGAGGAGGCTGTGAGCGTCCCCGAGGAGGCTGTGAGCGTCCCCGAGGAGGCTGTGAGCGTCCCCGAGGGGCCCAGTACCCCCAGTGAGCTCGACGCCTTGAAAGATCGCCTAGGAGCCCTTGAGGCGGTACTCGCCAACAAGGATGAGGAGATTAAGGCCCTGCGTGACACCGCAGCCAAGGACTCCCTGATCCGTGACGCGGGCCTCCCCTCCAAGTACAGCCAGTTCCTCCACGGAGATGAGTCCACCTGGGGTGGCCAGGTGAAGGACCTCCTGGAGCTCACCAGCAAGACTCCTGCGCGCCCCCGCGACCCTGCGGTAGACGCGCAGGTCGGCTCCGACTCGGAGGATCGCGAGACCGCCATCCTCCGCATGTTCGGGCTCGCCGAGTAACCCCTGCCTGACAGGGGCAACATCTAGAACAACTCTGCCGGTCAGGCAGGAAGGAGACGCGAATGGCGGACAACGCTGCCAAGGTCGCAACCATTGCAAAGCTTACCGCCGGCGGTAACGCCGAGGGCTTCCCGAAGGAGGTGCTTGCCCCTATCTGGGAGCGGGCTTTCGCTGGCTCTATCGTCCAGAAGGTCGCTGGCACCATCCCTGTTTCTCTGGCTGGTAACGCGGTCAGTGTGCCGGTCGGGCAGCCGGTCGCTGGTATCGTTGAGGAGAGTGCCGACAAGCCTGTCGTTGACCTGTCAGTCGGTAACAAGGTGTTCAAGCCGGTCAAGACTGCCGCGATCGTGTCGATTTCTAAGGAGGCGCTCATGGCTAACCCCCTGAACGCCTTCGATGACCTGGAGGCGCGGCTGGGTGAGGCTATCGCCCGCTCGATTGACGCGGCCGTCATTCACGGTAAGGACGCTCTCACCGGCAATGTGCTGGCGGGTAAGGAGTCCCTGGCCTCGACCACTAATGTGGTGGAGCTTGACCCCGCCAAGTTCGACACCGCCGGCTACCTGGGCAAGCAGCTCGCTGCCGCCTACGACAAGGTCGTGAACGCCGACGGCGAGGACGACTACGACTTCAACGAGTTCCTCCTGTCGCCCAAGTTCCGGTCCATCATCATGGGCGCCTCGGACGGTTTCGGCCGCCCGCTCTACCAGGCCTCCCCGAACCTGGCTGATGAGTTCACCAGCGTCCTGGGTATCCCCGCTGTCTACAGCAAGGCTGTTAACGGCCGCGGCAAGGTGTCTGAGCCGAACCTGCTGGGCTTCGGCGGCGACCTGAAGGAGAACCTGCGTCTCGGCTTCGTTGAGGGCCTCACCTGGGCGACCGCCGACCAGTACGCAGCCGGCATGGATCTGTTCGGCACGAACCGTATCGCGATTCGTGTCGAGGCTATCTTCGGCTGGGTCCTGCGCGACCCGAAGGCGTTCGTGAAGATCACGAAGAAGGCCGGCTGATGAGTCCGCGGGGCGGGGGTTACGTAATGCTCTCGCCCCGCGGGTGACTCCTAGGGAGGAGGAGAAGTGACCGTAGCGGAGAGACTCGACGTAGAACGCACACTCATGCGCACCCTCGAGGATGATGAGGCAAGGTGGGTTGATGCCCTCCTTGAGCGCGCTGAGGCTCTTATTCTCCTCCGCATGCCTAATGCCGTTAATCGCTGCCGCGTCGACTATCCGTTCCGGGTGGCTCTCATCATGGTGGAGTGTGAGGCTGTTGCGCGGGTGCTGCGGGCGCCCGGCGGTGGGCTCTACAAGTATGAGACTGAGGGCACCTACACCTACTCGGTGAATCAGGCCGTGGCTTCTGGCCTCCTGGAGATCACTCAGCGGGATTGGCAGGCTCTCGAGGGTGGCGCGGGCGGGTGGGGTAGTGCGGCCCCGGTCCTGGATGGGTATGCCCAGAACCGGCGCGGCGGGGAGTGGTCCCCGGACGTGTCGAAGACATTCCTGATGTCTTTCCGGCGGGCTTCGGTCCCTGACAAGCCGGCTGCCCCCGAGCTGGGGTTGCAGCGGTGGGAGGGGTGGCGTACCACATGGTGACCTTCCGTCCTCGCCGCGGCCGCTACCTGGAGAATGGGCCCCACGCCGTGGAGGTCACTGTAGCGATTGTGTCTGAGGGGCGCACCGGGCGCCGTTACACACCCGGTGAGACGTTCTACGTCGACAAGGTTCTAGTGCAGCCCTCCGCTGGTAACGCGTCGAAGGCTACGGAGAACCGCGGTATCCGCGGTGATCTTACCGATGAGACTACCCTGCAGATTATGGGGACTGGCCGGAAGTGGCCGGGCGGCCCCCATTCGTGGGTGAAGATCATTAAGGGGCCCCCGTCGTTGGAGGGGAAGACTTTTCAGCAGGCTGGCGAGCCGCTTACCTATGACGCCTCACCGATGACGCGCCATTTCAGTGTCCGCTGCGACACACTGGGGACGGTGGCGAAGTGATCCACGCCTACGACAATAAGCGCATCCATGAGGATATTGCGGAGGTTGTTGCCCGCCAGCCGGAGTTTGCTGCTGCGGCGGCGAAGGTGTTCGCTGAGGTGAAGGCTGCCGCTTCTGCGCACGTCGACTCCGGCGAGCTTTTTGCCTCATACGGCATGGAGCAGGGGAAGGTGGACTACACGATTGCCCCGTCCACCGACCATGATGCGGCCGTAGAGTTCGGGCACTACGTGTATCAGGATCGCCAGGGGCGGCGCACTGGGCGGGAGGGTGCACGGTATCGCACCTGGGTTCCTGGCCTCAACATCCTTCGTGGGGTAGTCCGCGACAATGGGGGATTCTAGTGGCCTACGTTAATCCTCTCCCGTTCATTTACCGGTACATGAAGGACGCCGCCGCCCATGGTGTGGGCGAGTGGCCTATCCTCGAGAAGATCGTCTGGCGCACCCACGGTGACGTGGATGACCCAATGAATGAGCTCGTATGCAGGGTGCAGATGATTATTGCGCGCACGCACCCGTCTGGGCCCAGGTTCGCGGCCACCCAGATTCGTGCGCGACTCTATATGACCGGCCCGGACGGGGATGAAGTTTCTGATGCTTCTGACGCCCTGGTTCAGGCTGTAGATAAGGCTTGGAGGGACGGTATGATTACCTCTGAGGGCTGGGTGACTTACCTGGAGTGGACTCAGCTTCCCACGCCGGAAACGGATATGGGGACCACGGCAGACTACATCAACATGGTTTCGTCCCTTCAGGTGACGGCCAGGAAGGGGGCCTGATGGCTAACCTCGGAAACAGTAAGATTCAGATCGCGGGTAAGGGGCACGTCTACATTGGTAACGTGGACACTGTTGCCCCGAACCTGTGGGGCTACACTTTTGGTGACGGCACCACGCTCGAGGCCGCTGGGTGGACGTGGCTCGGTGACACCTCAAGCGAGAACCTGATTGAGGTGGAGACCGACGGCGGCGACACCTCCACGAAGCGCACCTGGGACCGTCAGGGCGTCCGCTCCACCCGCGAGGACGTCACCAACAAGGTGACCATCAACGCCGTCAACCTCGGCGAGGATGTCATGCGCGTCGCCTTCCCCGGATCCACCTATGACGCCGAGAAGGGCGGCTGGGATGTCGAGCTGGACAACTCCAGTGAGCGCGCCGTCCTTATCGTCATCGAGGATGGCCTGCTCGTGTCGGGCATGCTGTTCCGTCGCGTGTCCCTGGCGGGTAACCTGCCGTCCCTCTCGCTGGACAACTTCAGTGAGGTGAAGATCTCTGGGACTCTGCTGTCTCCCCCGTCGGGTAAGACTCGCGTCCAGATGCTCGAGCCGCGCACCGTCACCGGTGTTGGTGCGGCGAAGCCGACCATCACGACCCTGACCCCGGCCACTGGCGCGGTTGGCGCGAAGGTCACCATCACCGGAACCAACTTCGACGGTGTCCGCGCGTTGAAGTTCGGCGACAAGGTGGCGACCTTCGAGAAGGACTCCGCCACCCAGATCACCACCTATGTGCCGCGTGGCACTACTGGCGCGGTCAACGTCGTGGTCACCAACAACGTCGGTGCTTCCGACGGGAAGCAGTTCACTGTCAACTGATGATCTCCGTCCGGCCGCCATGTAGGGGTGTGTGGTGGTCGGACGGCAACACCCCACCACGCCCCAACAGAAGGAGAAGGCAATGGCCTCCACCAAGAATGAAGTCCCTGACTTTGACACCCTCGAGGGGCACGAGATCTTCAAGCCCGTCGACACGCTCCGCCCGTCCCAGCGGCTCCGCCTCACCGCGAAGGTGCTGCCCATGGTTGACGACTCGGATGAGTTCACCGAAGAGAACATGTCTGTTCTGGCCGACATGACCGAGTTCCTCGAGGACAACGGCTACATCGCTGACCTGGATGCGTGGACTCGCTTCTTCAGCACTCACGGCATCGAGGGCGCCATCACTCTGGCTACCGCTTACGCGGGGGAAGCCACAGGCGCCAAGCAGTAGATGACTACTTCCGGGACAACCCTGATGCTGCCGCGGACGTCTGGGCGCTTTACCGCATCGACGTCTACGGCAGCTACAGGGTTCGTCTCGTGGAGGCACTGCTTGAGCGCCTTTCTTACGAGCCCTGGTCACTGTACAGAGCGAAGCAGTTGGGCGGACTGCAGTGGTTCGGATACTCGGCCGACTCGGAGAGGCTGAATGCTTTGCTTGATGGTCAGCGTCTTCAGACGAAGGCCGCTAGTGGCCGGGGGCGGGCGTACCTGAAGGACTCTGAGATGGCTCCCAGGCCAGGGACTGCTCAGGCGAGTGTGGTAGTATCGAGTAATGATACCGCTGCGATGGCGGCCCTGTTTGGGGCCCTAGGTTGAGAGGTTAGGGGATGGCCGGTAAGGGTATTGTTGGTAAGCTCGGAGTCAAGGTCGTCCCCGACCTCTCTAAGTTTGCTGATGAGCTGAAGAAGAAGCTCCGTCGCATCCAGAAGCAGGTGGGTGACCTTGACGTTGAGGTTAATGCTGAGGTTGATGTTGATGAGGAGTCGCTCAAGAAGGCGCAGGAGAAGGTGCGCCGCAGCGACTCCAAGATGCCGGTTGAGCCTGACCTTGATACTGGGTCGCTCACGAAGCTGAAGGCGAAGCTGCGTGACCTGAAGGCTGAGCTGAAGGTTAACCCGAACCTGTCTGAGCAGGACAAGAAGCGGATTGAGCAGAAGCTCGATGATATTCGCACCAATGTTCACCTTAGCACGGACAAGATGGACCTGGCGAAGCTGTCCCGTGAGGTGAAGGGTGCGGCTGGTGATATTAAGGCCCAGCTGACGCTTAATAAGCGGTCGGTGGCTGATATTGAGCAGAAGATCAGGTCCTTGAAGGCGCAGATCAATGCTTCCCCGAAGCTCGACAAGGCCGCGAAGGCTGAGATCGAGAGAGATATCAGTAAGCTCCGGTCGATTGTTGACGTGCATGCTCACCTGTCTGAGGAGCAGAAGAAGAAGATCAAGCACGAGCTGAATAAGCTTGATGGCAAGGCGACCGTTAACGCCGATCTGGACGACGGTAAAGCCCGGTTTGACCTGAAGCGCCTCACTCGCTCCAGGTGGGTGGATATTAACGTGCGCCTCGGGAAGGCTTCCGCGGCTCGCGTGGCAGCCCAGCTCAAGGCGCTGGCTGGAGGGAACGTCTTCGAGTCGATCGGCCGTAACCTGAACGACTTTCTGCGCAACCTGGATACTGCGTCCGTGAAGATTGGCACTGTCGCCACCCTGATTGGTGGTGCCGTGTCCGTGCTGGGCGCGGGGATGGGTGTCCTGTCCTCCGTGGGCGTGGGGATAGCGAAGACTACCCCGGCCCTGCTGGCCCTGCCTGGCATCTTTGGTGGCGCCGCTGCGGGCGCTGGCGTCCTGATTGCCGCGCTGAAGGACGCGAAGACTGTCCTAGGGGATTTAAGTCCAGCGTTTGAGGGGTTGCAGAAGCAGATCTCATCCTCGTACTGGGGGCAGGCTGCGCAGCCGATCAGGGATTTCGCTAACACTGCGATCAATGAGCTCTCTCCTGCCCTCTCTACGGTGGCGACTCACTTGGGGTCGATGACGGCCGCTATCGCGAACGCGGCCAGTGGGCACCTGCCTGGCTTCCAGCAGTCCCTGTCCTACCTGTCGCAGGCCCTTAGCCTGGGCTCTACTGGGGCTGCCGCTTTCACTAACGGCCTCCTCACGATGGGTGAGGTTGGCGCTAAGTATCTGCCGAATATTGCCCAGTGGGCTAATGATCTCGCGCTCTCGTTTGAGAAGTGGGCTGTTAAGGCCGCTGAGACTGGGAAGATGGACCAGTCTATCCAGGCTGCGGCGAAGGCGTTTGGCACCCTGAAGGACATTACGGTCGACCTGGGTGGAATTATCGCGGGCCTGTTTAAGGCGATGGCGAATGGGTCGGCCCCGATCGACTCTATCGCTACGGCCCTGGATCGGGCTAATGCTGCGGTTAATGGCCCGTTGTTCCAGTCAACCTTGACATCCCTGTTCTCGTCGATGTCTGTGGCGGCAGGGAAGGCCTTCGAGGGTGTGGGCGCCCTAGGGAACGCCTTCGTGTCCCTGGAACCAACCCTATCTAAGATTCTCCCCATGATTGGGGAGACGCTGAAGACTGCCCTTGAGGGTATCGCTACAGCCTTGGAGAATCCGGCCTTCCAGGATGGGCTGGTGCAGTTCTTCTCGGGGCTGCTGACGGCTGTTCAGGCTCTCGCTCCGGCTATGCCCGCACTGGGTGAGGCGTTTGGGGCGATCGCTACCGTGGCTGGCACCCTGCTGGCGGCTATCGCGCCTCTGGTAGCGCAGCTGGTGGAGCAGCTGGCTCCGATTCTTCAGCAGCTGGTTCCGATCATTACGCCGATTATCGAGCAGCTGGCCGCGTTCCTCATGCCTGTGATCCAGGCGCTGCTTCCGGTTATCTCGGAGATGGTCACGGTGCTGGGGCCGATCGTCACCGATATGCTGTCTCAGATCCTTCCTCTGCTGGTGCCGATCGTCCAGCAGCTAGCTGAGGCGCTCATCCCCGCGATCCAGCTGGTCGGGGCCACGATGCAGATCATGGGTCCCCAGATCGTGGCGGCGTGGCAGCTGATCACCACGATCATCTCCGGGGCGATCAACACGATCAAGGGCATCATCAACATCGCTCTCGGCCTGATCTCGGGCGACTGGTCGCGAGTGTGGACCGGGATCAGTCAGGTCGCCAGCGTCATCTGGAACGCGATCAAGTTCGCGTTCCAGGCGTTCGGCGCGACGCTGGGTGGCCTGGCGACGGCGGCCTGGAACTACATCTGGACCACGGTCGCTAACTTCTGCCGGAGCATCCTGAGCACGGTCACGGGCTGGATCAACAGCGTCAGGAACTTCTTCTCCAACGGGTGGAACTACCTGAAGTCGCTGACCCAGGCGGCCTTCTCCGCCCTCGTGTCCACCATCCGCAACTGGATCAACAACGCGCTGAACTTCATTCGCGACTTCCCGAGCACTATCAAGAACATCTTCTCCAACGCAGGATCCTGGCTCATCAGCGCCGGTAAGAACGTCATCAACGGCTTCCTCAACGGCCTGAAGTCCATGTACGGCTCTGTCAAGTCATCCCTGGGAGGCCTGACCAGCAAGCTGACGTCCTGGAAGGGGCCCGCCCCTGTGGACCGGGTGATCCTTAAGGGCGCAGGCCAGATGGTGATGCAGGGTTTCATTAACGGCCTCGAGTCGCAGTACTCGGCGGTCAGGGACTCCCTCGAAGGCTTCACCAACACCCTGAGCAGGGATGTGGCGCCGGAGATCTCTGCCACCGTGTCGGGGAACTATGAGAAGTCGGTGAAGCGCCAGTTCGGCAACATGGACCTCGACGCTCCCACGCAGGGCGACCGCGTATCGAGCGGCACCACGGTCAACATCACCAACAACTACCCGCAGGCGCAGCGGGACTCAAAGACCCGTGATGACGTCGCGGACGCTATCCGCCTGGCCGCGAGCATCTAGGATTAGGGTATGAGTAGTGAGTATCACCTGAATGGGGTCGACCTGGACCAGCCGGGGAAGTGGAGGGTCATGCAGGGCACTCTCCTGCCAGCCGTGCCAGAGCCGCGCCTGACGTCCACCGAAGTCCCCTCCAGGAGTGGCGTCATTGATGGAGCGGCCACGAGGTTCGGCACGTTCAAGGTGACTGTCGCACTCATGGTCGAGGGGGAGGACAGGGCCTCGCTGGATGCGAACTGGCAGGCTCTCATGGCCCGCCTGCGGCTCTCCGGGGCCCTGGGTGTACTCCAGCACCGCCCGACTGGCGCTAAGCCCAGGGAGGCCCGCGTGCGGCTCGTGAGCGTCGCCCAGCCAGCATGGAGGTACGGGGAGTGGGCGATCGACACGACAGTCATATTCGAGGCTGTCGACGGGGTGTGGCGCGATGTGACCCCAGTGGAGGTGACGCTCCCTAACCTCGATGGTCTGGCGGGCGGGTCGGCCCCGATCACTGACGCTCTGCTGAAGCTCGCCCCTACCGCGAACACGTGCACCATCAAGGATGTCACCTCTGGGACGTCACTCACGTGGCGCGGCACCATGGAGGGCGGCCAGAGACTCCTCATTGACGTGGCCCGCTATGACGCTTGGAGGCAGGTGTCCGAGCGGTGGGAACCCGCACCGGGGGTCCCTAGCAGGGCGGCGGAGATCAGCATGTCCCCCGAGGGGTTCCAGCTCACCCCCAACAGTGAAGGCAAGATCGTCTTGCAGGTCACCGGCACGGCGGGCTCGATCCGGGCGAGGAGGGCCTACTGATGCAGCGCACCTACTTCCCCGGCGTGCAGCTCCGTGCGGTCGCCTACGCAATCCAGGGGGACCGTATCGGGGTGGTCCCTGACATCCTGGAGATGACCGTCACCACCCCCCGTGGTGAGGCGCCCACCCTGTCCCTGTCGTACGCTCCTGGCCCTAACGCGGTCCGCGGCAGTGTCCTTGAGGGTGAGGTTGAGGTTGCTGTTGAGGCCACCTTCGACGGCGACACGTGGGAGGAGCTGCCTGACGCCCGGTTCGTCACCCAGAAGACCGAGCACAACCTCGTCAATGACGGCACAGACTCCCGCAAGGTCGAGGCCATCCACGTCAGCGACTACATGAAGGAGGCGCTGGTCTGGTCCGTACCCGAGGCGGCGAAGGATAAGGAAGGCAAGTTCAAGTTCCTGTCCAAGAACGCCGGGGAGATCATCGGCACAGTTTGGCAGGCCGCCACCAAGCGCGGATGGGGCCAGGGCCTCACCCTGGACGCCACCACCACGACCGACTCCGCAAACCAGCGGTGGGCGAAAGTCGTCACCCTCTACTTCGACCCATCTATCAGCATCCTTCAGATAGTCGACTCTCTCCGGGACCTGGGGATGATCGACACGGTGTGGCAGGGCCGCACCCTGAAGATCTATAACGCCGACACGACACAGGCACGGGACCTCACAGCCTCCAGGAGATGGCCCCTAGCGACCACCCTCACCGGCGCCCCCGAGGCGGCAACCTGGGCCGACATGTGCACCGACGTCCTGGTGAAGGGCGAATCCGGTAGGACGTGGCTCATCCACAATGACACCGCCCCGAAGTCCATGCGGCGCGTCGAGAAGGTCGTAGAGGCGGGCGGCGTCGAGCTCGAGGCAACCGCGAGGCTAGTGGCGGAAGCCACCCTGAAGTCCGGGGCCCATGTCAGGGAGGAGATCAAGCGCGAGTGGGCGGCGCCTGACGTGCACCTGCTTCCATGGCAGGACTACCGCCTGGGCGACTGGATGATGGTTGAGCGACAGGGCGGCATGGAACGCCTTCAGGTCGCCCAGATAAGCGTCACCCAGAAGGAGCAGATGGTTTCCGGGCACACCACGTTCGGGACGGTCCTGGATAGCCTCCTGGGGCGGCTCACGAAGCGCACGAAGGGCATCGTGGGGCTCGCCACCACGAGCGGTACCGGGGTGCGCCCGAACCCTCCCGTGTCGAAGAACTGGCCCGTCCCACCCCAGGGGCTGACGGGGTCCACGAGGGCTGTGGTCGGCCAGGACGGGTGGCCTACCGCGGTCGTGGAGCTCCAGTGGGGGAAGGTGGATGCTGACGCCCTGGGTACGAAGGTGGATGTCACCGGCTATGAGGTTTCATGGCAGAACGTGAAGCTTACTGCGGAGCGCTCCGGCTCGTATGTGACGAAGGGTGCGGAGGCCACCACTGCGGCTATCGCGCCGCTCGAGGTGGGGGTGCAGTACCGGTTCTGGGTGCGGGCCCAGACGCAGGATGGTGTTGGTGCGTGGTCTCAGCCGCTCATGATCACGACCGCCACGGACGTGACGCCACCCCCAGTGCCTCCGGTGCCGCGCCTGTCGCAGACTCTCGGTGTGCTCAACGTGAGCTGGCTGATGGTCGGCGCGAACGGGGAGGCCATGCCGGCTGACTTTGCGGGCGCTGAGGTGAGCGTGCAGCTCCCCGGTATCGCGCCTGGCGTGTTCAGTACCATGCCCGCCCCGGTGCAGCGGATCTCCCTGGCCGGGTTGGAGATGCGCGAGTATGAGGTGTGTATGCGCACCTATGACCGTGCCGGGAACAGGTCGGCCTGGGGTAGGGCTGCGACTATCACGCTGAAGCAGAACATTGATGCTGACGCCATCGCGAAACAGGTCGAGGACAGGCTCAAGGGCAGTGACGCCATGCAGCAGGCCGCTCGCGAGGGTACCCTCAAGGAGATGCGTCACCTGACGGATGCTATGACTCAGGTGGCTACGAACCTTGTCTCGTCTGGACCTGTGCCGCCGGACTCTGGGACAATTGGCTCTAGCATGTGGATTGCCCCTGATGGGCGCATCTTCGTACTGCGAGCGGAAGGAGACAGGTAGTGCAGCCTTATAGTGCGGCGAAACAGTGGAGGGATGGGTTCGGCGCGAACGAGACCCGTATCACCGCGGCCGACCTGACGCATATTGAGGACGGGATCAGTGCCGCCACCCAGGGGGTGACCAACCTGGAGGCGAAGGTTGACGGACAGCCCGCTGAGATCATGAAGCAGGTCCAGTCGATCGCTGAGGGCATCAAGACTCTCGTGAACAAGGTGACGCCGATTGGCACGATCATGATGTATGGGGCGGAGCGGGACCCGGAGGGGTGGATGCGCTGCGACGGCCGCCTCCTCGACCGGAACACCTACGCGAAGCTGTACGCCGTGATCGGCCTCACCTACGGGTCTACCACTGTCAGTAACTTCCGCATCCCCGACATTCGAGAGCGGTCCGTTGTCGGCTCTGGCGACGGCAGTAAGTACAACATCGGCAACAAGGGCGGTAACACCACTATCACCCTGTCCATTAACCAGATGCCCGCACACACTCACGAGATTGGCGAGTCCGAGGACTCTGCCCGCCGCTTCCAGGCCCGCACCTCCGGTCAGGACATCGGTATCGGCTCGAGCGGGTACACGTACCTCACCTCCACCGGCAACAACTCCGGCGGCCGCAGCCCCATCGCGACGTCCGTGGGCGGGTCGCAGCCGATCGACGTGAGGTCACCCTACTTCGGCCTCCCCTTCATCATTAGGGTGTCCTGATGCCTGGGCCCACTAAACCGTTCCTCTCTCCCGAGGGGGCGCGGGGTGGCCAGTACGTAACCGTCCCGGCGTTCGCCTCCCCCGGGCACTCGTCCCCGTCAAACACGCGGGACGCCCCTGGGTCGACGATTGTGTACTCCCCGAAGGGGTGGCGGTGGGAGGAGGCCGGGGACGACTACTCCAAGACGGTCTCCAAGCTCACTGCCGCCACGATGGATTCAGCGGTGCGTCGCATCAAGACGTCCATGGGTGAGGTGTTCTACATTCGTGGCACCTCTGACACTGTGCCGCCTTTCGGTGGGTCCTCGGTAGGGGATACGTGTCGCGTCCAGGACGCCCAGACCCTCGACATCGTCGCGGAGTGGAAGTGGGATGGCGCCTCCTGGGAGCGCATGCGCGTCACGAGCGAGCAGATCAGCAACCTCGACGTGGGCAAGCTGACCGCGGGAGCCGCCAACATCGCTGAGATCACGGCCCGCAAGATCGCCTCCGACGTCGGCCGGTTCCTGGAGATCACCACGGACCAGCTCACGGTCACCGGGAACGCCTCCTTCGTGAACGCCACCGCCCACCACGTGTGGACGGAGATCATGACCGCCGGAGAGGGGGAGTTCGAACGGATCAAAGCCGGAATGCTGGACGCCAACTCAGTGAACGCCTCCAACATTCAGGGTGGCGCGATCGACGGCCAGGTAATCACCGGAGCCACATTCCAGACATCCAAGCGAAACAATGAAGGCATCAAGATAGACCCGTGGGGCTTCCGCGCATACAAGCCCAACAGCAGCAGGGTGGCATTCTCCGTTAATGCCGCCACGGGCAGCGTGTATGTTGACGGGGATGTCGGTATCACTGACTCATGGTCCAAGGCCCGGTTCGTGGACATCGTGGAGGTCCTGTCCGGCAATGACGTGGGACAGAAGGGTGACCGGTGGGGTGTTGGCCTGGAGATGAACAAGATCAGCGCCCCCTACAAGTACTCCGCCCTGGTCACGTTCAAGGAGGATCCCACTAACCGTGGGGGGATCCTGTATTTCCAGGCCCCGTCCAACGCGGATAACGGCACCCCGAATATGCGCCTGTCCACTACCGGGCTCCAGGTGTACGGCGGGAGGACCGTCTCATGGAGCATGAGCGCGTCCAATTCCGGGTTCTCTGCCGGATCTGCGGGTAAGGCGGCGATCTCGGTCAACAACTACGTAACCTCTGTCGGTATGAATGGGGAGATTCCCCTTCAGATCATGGAGCAGGGGTGTCACTTCCGTCCTTTCGGGGATCGCTGGAAGGGTTTCTGGGTGAACAACAACGCAACCATCATGGGGTGGGCGTCCCAGAAGCAGGCCATCGTCGACAAGGACGGCTTCCGAGCGGTAGGCGGGAAGACGTTCGTCATGCGCGTCCCCGGAGAGTGGGCCAAGCGCAAGAAGATGCTTCAGCACTGCTGCACAGAGTCTCCGTATGATGGGCTGGAGTACTGGGAGAACGTCACCCTCGACGCCAGCGGGCGCGCCACGTGGGAGCTGCCTGACTACATCCCGAAGATCGCTTCCCCCGTGGCGCCCTGGGTGGTGCTCACGTCCTCGACCGCGACAGCGACACTCAACCGCACCGGCTATGGCGTTGATGTTGATCCCTGGACCGTGGATGTCCGGGGCGCCCCAGGGGAGACGGTGGCAGTCCTCGTAAAGGGTGCCAGGCAGCTCGACGAGTGGGAGTATGACTCAGATGAGGTCTCGTTGCGCGACAGGGCTCTAGAATCAGTGTGGGTTGACCCCCTGCCCCCGCCGCCGGACCTGGATGACATTCCTCGCGACGAGTGGGGCGTGCCGATCCCACCTGAAGACTTTCGACCTGAAGGAGACAACAATGGAAACACAGAACACGCAGGTTGACGCGCTCGCCGTGATCGACGCGCTGACGATGGAGATCGCCGCCCTGACCCGCAGGGCTGTAGTGGCTGAACAGCAGGTAGCGGCCCTCATGGCCGAGAAGTCCGAGAGTAAGGAGAGCAAGTGAGCGTAGGATCCGTAACTGCCGAGATTGCGCGGCGTATCTGTGATGAGCAGAATGTGGGCTATAGCCAGCCTGAGCGCCGCAGCTGGTATGCGGCCGCTGACGCCCATGGTCGGGTGTCCAGCCCGCAGAACGCGGACTGCTCCAGTCTGGCGTGCGGGGCCATCTCCTATGGCATCCACCACACCTATAAGGTGCCGTGGGGTCATGCTGCATTGCTCGAAATTAATGACTATTGGACCGGCAATATGCGCCAGGGCATGGAGTCGCATGGCTTCAATGAGGTCCCGTGGAATGACTCGGACCTCACCCCTGCCGGTGGCTTCCAGGTTGGTGACATTATCCTCTCGGCCGCGAACGAGGGTGGCGTCGGCCATGTCGTGATCGCCGTTGAGGGTGGCAGTGACCCGCTCGTCTCCGAGGCGTGGATCGCCGAGGATGGAAGCATCGACGGCTACGCTGGTGACACCACTGGCCAGGAGACCCGCACTGTCCGCTACAGCAGCCACCCGCACACGCAGCGCGGCTCGTGGACGTCCTGCCACCGCTTCAACGAAGCTAAGTTCCTCCAGCAGTGGCCGCAGTTCAAGAGCGGCGCACAGCCCGCCCCAGCTAAGCCCTCACCCGCCCCCCAGGGTGCCCCGCAGCACGCCCATGGGATCGACGTCTCCAGCCACCAGTCGGGCCTGAATATCCCCGCCATCTGGGCTGACTTCGTGATCGTGAAGGCCACCGAGGATGACGACTACGTCAACCCGTACATGGTGTCCCAGGCCAACGCCACCCTGGGGGCTTCGAAGCGTCTCGGCTTCTACCACTTCGCCCGCCCCGGTGACGCAGCCGCCCAGGCCCGAATGTTCGTCGCCACCGTCGGGTCGTTCCGCAGCAAGGCCACCCTGTGGCTGGACTGGGAGGACAATGCGGTGCCGCAGGGGCCGGGCTGGGCGAAGACCTTCCTGGACACCGTGGAGTCCCTGACGGGCTCTACGCCGGGCATCTACATGAACGGATCTGCGCTCAATGGCTACGACTGGACTGCCGTGGCTGCACAGTACCCGCTGTGGTATGCGGGCGGCCCGGAGTACAGTGACTACGGCCGCCCCTACTCGGACCCGGCCGTTCCGAGCGTCTCCTACTGGGGGCAGCCCCTTATTCACCAGTACACGGAGGACGGTAGCCTGCCGGGTTACTCGGGCTCGCTGGACCTGAACCGGCTGCGTGACCGTGGCGCGTGGGACCGGATGATCAATGGGCAGGCCCCGGCGCCTACCCCTGCACCTGCAGCACAGTCGGGGAATCTTGCGGTGGACGGTGAGTACGGCCCTGCCACCGTGAGCAAGCTCATCCAGGTGTTCGCCCCCGGATACTCTGAGGTGTACGCCATCGCCAACCTGAGGCGCTACCTCAACAAGACTGTCCCAGAGGCGTCCCAGAAGCAGCTCACCGGCTCCGGCCGTCTCCCCGAGGACAGGGGGTGGGACTCCCAGGCGATCAAGGTGTTCCAGTACTGGGCGTGGTGCTGGGTTCGGCCCGTCGCCGGTTCCACGTGGAACCAGTTCGCCCCCGGCTGGAGCTTCGGCGACTACATTGACGGCGATGCCGGAGAGGCCACCTGGGCCGCCCTTCAGGAGGCCCTGAACCGTTCGAGACCGGGCTCATTCCGGCTGATGTGACCGCGAACCGCGGGTGCCGGTAGACTAGAGGGTGGGGCGGAAGTCCTGCCCTCTAGTACTATATGGAAGGGGTTTCATGAGCGTTTACGCTTCTCCCTCATTCTGGTCCGGCCTTGCTGAGCGCGCGATCTCTACCCTGGCTGGCGCTGTCCTGGCAGGCATTGCCGTCGACAAGGAGATCTATGCTCTCGACTTTAAGGCGATCGTTGGGTTCGCTGCCACGGCCACCCTGGTTTCTGTGCTGAAGGCTTTCGCCGCCCCGGCTGAGACTGACCGCGGCATCGCCACCGCAGAGGCCGAGTACACTCCCCGCCACGCGAGCTGAGTGAGCGGTGCAGCCAGTAGAGAGCGCCCTGCCGATAGGGCAGATCCTCACATCACCTGACTTGATCGCGGCCACGGTCGCCCTACTGGCCGCACTGGTGGCTCGCCTGACAAGCAAGCTGAAGAGTCAGCAGAAGCTGACTGAAGAGCGCATTACCCGCATGAGCGCCCATGTTGCGCGGGCTGCGGACGCCGCTGAATCCGCCTCGGAAGGGGTGCACAATAACCACGCTGTCAACCTGCGAGATGACCTTGATATGCGATTCGATGACTTGACTAAGAAGATGGGTGCTCTTGCTGACGCCGTGGGGGCGCTCAGGGAGAGTGTTGCTGATCAGTCGCGCCGTATTCAGGGGCTTGAGGGGCAGGTTGAGGGTGTCCGCAATGATGCCAGGTCCGATCGGGCTCACGTGTATAGTGAGATAAATTCGGTGCATGGCCGCATCGACAAAATGAAGTACCAGACAGGTGCACAACAGGAGGTTTCGTGACTTTTGGATACGCCTCTATTAGTGGGCGGATAATCGGCCCTGATGGGCTGGGCAGGGCAGGGAGTGTCGAATTCATTCCGCTCGACCAGTATGTTGGCTCCGAGGATTCGGGCCGTCAGGTCCTGTTGGCGCACTATGCTGTGGGACGACTGAATACTAACGGATACCTCGTTGACCATGGGGAGGAAAGGCGGTTCAGGGTCGTTGCCCCTGAGTCACTGCCGGAAGGCGATCGTAACTACCGTGTGGTGATTGATGTCCCTGGTGCGCCTGGAGGCCGACGGGAGTATCTGGCTGCCATTATTGCTGGCACCACCGTTGATTTAGTAGATATTGTTGCGGGCCGCAGGGTGGATGATCATTCGTCCTCTCGCGTGCGCGACATGGGGCCAGGTATTTTGGGGGCAATCAACCCGAATGATGTTGTCGAAGTGGGCGACGGACTCTTAGCGTGGAAAGAGGGAATCAATGACTGACCACACGTGGTACAGCAAGTCGAAGGCGGATGAGGTTTTCGCCACGAAGGAGGAGGTGAGATCTCTTCCCTCACCTGACCTTTCGGCCTATGCGACCAAGGCTGAGGTGGGCAGGGCGGATGATGAGATCAGGGCGCGCATTGACGGCCTGTCATCCTCGGCGGCCACGAAGGCGGAGCTCGCCGCCTATGCGAAGACCTCCGATGTTGCTTCCGCGTACGCAACGAAGGAGGCCCTGGCGCAGGCTCAACTGGGCGGCGGAGGCCAGGCCCCGGACCTGTCCTCCTACCTGACTCGATCGGACGCGTCCAGCACGTACGTCACCAAGTCCGATGCGCAGGCGACCTACCCCACCAAGTCCGAGGTGGCTTCAACCTACGCGACAAAGTCTGAGCTGGCGCAGGCCGGAGGCGGCTCCCCCGCCCCGTCCCCGTCACCTACGGAGGCCCCGCTCGCTGCGCTCCCTCTCCGCGCCGGCCAGTCGGTCCCGACCGTCGGGTTCTTCGGGGACTCCTGGTCCACTGAGTCGACGATGGGGCAGGGCTTCAACCTACCGTCCGTCGTTTCGCGCGCACTGGGATGCGTGCCGGCGTTCAGCGCGGTCGACGGCTCGGGGTTCGGCTACTCCGCCAGTGGCCGTGACGGCTTCGAGGTGGACTCCCGCGTCAACGCCGTCTGCGCCGCGGCCCCGAACCTCATCGTGACCATCGGCTCCCTGAACGCCGACAAGGTGATCGACAACGGCGACCCCTCCGGCTCTGCGATCACGGAGGCGGTCAAGTCCTTCATCGCGAAGGTCCGCGCCAAGCTCCCGCAGGTGCCGATCGTGGTGCTCGGTCCGCAGCCGTCCTCGGTGACCCGCCTCCAGTCCCGCTCCGCCCATGTCAACGTCAAGGCGACGAAGGCTGGCGTGGAGGCGTCCGGAGGGCTCACGGCAGGAATCGCTTTCGTCGACTGGCTTGGTGTGGCTGACAGTCCGGCCGTGCAGTGGCGCGACGGACGGGTGTGCGATAAGGATGACGTCGTGGTCTATGGCGGTGTCGCCTACCGGGTGACTCGCGCATGGACGCCTGCGGCTGGTCAGACTCCGCTGACGGCGGGTGCACCCACAGTCCAGGTGTCGGACGTCCTGTCCGGTACCGGCCACTCCGGGGCGCCTAAGGGTGACGGCACCCGAGACACGCTCCTCCTGTCGGACGAGACCCACCCTACGAAGATGGGCTCGGCCGCCTTTGGTGCGGCTGCCGCGAAACGGGTCGGCGACGCGGTGGCGTCCCTGGCGTCGTGGGCCAAGGCTCAGGGTCCGGTGATCCCGGCCGCTCCCGCAGCGCCACCTACCCCGCCTCCCGCTCAGGGTGACGGACTCCCGGTCATGGCGTGGCTCTCCGGCGGATGGGGTAACCCGGGCCGCGTCGCCTACTCGATGACAGACCTGCGGGCCGTGGCCGCTCTGAAGCCCAGCCAGGTGGCTGTCCCGCTTCGCGGTGTGGCCGACGTGGCCGACCTGGCTGTCGGCATCCCAGACTCCTTCGTAGACAAAGACAACATGAAACGTGAGTTCTCCAACGTGTCGATCCAGGGAGCCAGGAACCTGGGCCTCGCCGTCGCGGGCCTGGTTGAGTCTCTCGACATGTTCGAGGGCGCCGGGATCGAGGTGCTGCCGAACGTCCGCAACGGGCTCGCCGACTCTGGGGCTGAGTACTACAAGTCCTCGGACGGAAAGTGCTTCACGGTGCTGGCCTCCCGTGCGGGAAATACGTACCAGGAGATCCACGGCCGCGGGCAGACGAAGTTGCGCGGCATCATGAAGGCGCAATACCCGGCGATCACGCGCGTCGTGGACGCTACGGACGCCGCGGCGGACTGGCACCTGACTGACCCGGTCAGGGACGCCCAGAAGGGGATCCTCTCGGCCGCCAAGGCGGGCGCCGGTGTCTGGGGGGCTGCGAAGGCGACGTTCCCTGACGGCGTGTGGGTGCTGGTCACATCGAAGGATGAGCAGGAGACTGCGAAGGCTGCGGCGAAGGCTGCTGGCGTGACCATCGTCGGCTGGGCTGTCGGCACGCCCGAGGCCCTGGCCGCTATCAAGGGCTGAGAGGACGCAGATGACTGACAGTTCCGTGGACTACATCACTGATCAGTCCTGATCGCCTAGAAACAAGGACCCCGCTTGTAACCGGACTGGTACAAGCGGGGTCCTTGCGTTACAGGGGTGCGTTTACAGCCCTCCAGACCCCTAGAGCTCCCTGCGCCGGAACCACCCCGTTGCCGAGGAGACGCCGCTCGGCGGACACTTTCAGGCCGTTGCCAGTCACCCAGCCCTCGGGCAGCATCATCAGCCTCTCCATCGCCCGGGTAGCCTCGGACGGGGTCGGGCACCCTAGTGCCTGATACAGGGACTGCCCGTGCCCGTTGCCGTTTCCGTGCTTACAGCGCTGCGCCTCACGCCACTCCTCCCATGCCTCGGGGGACCTCCTCCAACCCATATCGACGACGGTGGGAGTGGGGAGCAGGTCGTTAGGTTGGGCCGCGACAGTCGTCGGCCGCACGGCCTGCTCTAGACAGGTCCTGGCCTGGGAGCGCATGCGACAGGGCGACCTCCAGGCCTCCATAGCCTGAGCAAAGTGATAGAACTCTCATAATTCCCCGCTGATGGTAGTAGTGGTGGTCAGGAGTAGAGATTCCAGGCCGAGGCTTTCCCGCCCATGGCTTCGAAGGTGAGGATGGCTGGCTTGGTGGAGTCCCCACTGATGTTGGTCCACCAGTCTGAGCCGCGGTCTGCGGAGGGGCAGGAGATGATCCAACGAGAGTCCCCGACCTGGCGGACACCGAAGTTGTGCCAGTGCCCGTGAACCAGGATCCTGGCGTCGTAGAGGCCACTCCTGCGACCGAACGCAAGGTCCCTGAACCATCCAGGCACCTTGCTCTGCGAGCCCGCCAGATGGCCGTGAGTGAAGCCGATGCGGGTGCCGTCAGCTGCATCCACGGTGACGGCCTCCTCCCACTTCTCGGGGCGGTGGAAGGTGACGTGCCCGTAGCCTGGGCGCCCAGCAATGATGTCCTCAATGTTCTTGGAGATCATGATGCCGAAGTCGTCGTCCGGGGCGTTGGCCCGACTGTTCTTGCCTGTCCCGGTACGGACGGCGCAGTGGTTGGACGGGACGGCCACGTAGTAGAGAGACTCACACAGGGGGGCGAGGAGCTGGAGGGCTTCGGCGTAGAGGCGCTGGACGACGCGGATCTGGTCGGTGAGGCTGAGGTCGTTGGTCTGGGCCTGGCTGGCGACGTTCCAGAAACCCTCGGTGCTGTCTCCGACGTCGGCGATGATGATGCGCTTGTAGGGGCCCCTGAAGCGGATGTCGTCCGCGATGTCATGGATGGCCCGCCTTACGAGGCGCACCGTGTCCTCGGTGCCACCTCCCGCCTGGACCTTCCCGCATTGAAGATCCGCAAGGCAGACCACGAGAGTGTCATCATCATCATCCTTGATGATCGGGGCGGCCGCCGGCGGGAGAGGCTCCCGGAAGACCGGCTCCAGGTCCTCATAGGAGAGGCGCTTGGCTTCGGCCATCTCGACTGCGCCCGGCTTCCAGGTGATTTTCTCGTAGGAGCCGTCGGGGAGGCGTATGGTCTTCCCTCGCTGGACGATTGCGTCAACGGGGACGTCGTTGAAGAATGCGTCGTTCCCCTCGTTGGGGGCGCCGCGTCTCTTGAGCTTGGCGCGGTGGCGCCTCACGGACGCCTCGGAGGTGTTGTGCTTCTCGGCAAGCTCAACGTTTGTGAGTCGCTGATCCTCCGGGAGGAGGTCGTTCTCGATGATCGCTTCATCAAGGGGGGTCATGTGCGTTGTTGTCTTTCTGTCCTTGGGCGCGACTGCGGCCCAGGAGGACTTTTGGTCAACCCCTGGGCCGCGCACCTACCCACTCACCGAACGGAGTGCTTGTATTCTATCGCGCCTACGAGGGCCTTGCAAAGACCGACGGGGACGTATGCGGTTCCGTAACCTTGCCTCTTCCATTTCCACGTGAGGTATCTGGCGTAGGGGCGCCATGTGCACTGGGCTGCGATGAACTTGCCTTGTACGACATAAGGGTCCTTGGTGGTCATTTGTTTCTCCTGCATGCTCCACAGATGGCGGTTTCGGTCCCGACTTTCCACCCGAGGGTTCGGGAGGTGGTTTTGATGGTTGATTCGACGGCGACCCATGGTTTTGTCCTTGGGTGCGCCTGCTCGATGCGGGCCGTTCCGCAGTAGGTGCATGTGATGCGGGCGCGCCACTGTGGCCCATGGGCTTTGATGTCTACCATTCGAGTCCTCCAAGGATGCGGTAGTGGGTGGGGTCGGAGATTGTTGAGGGGGAGATGTGCTTGAGGGTGGGGTCCTCCTGGGCTCGGGTGTCCAGCTCGATGGCGTTGATGGATTTCTGCCACCACAGGAGGCCGAGGATGATGCGTGCCCATTCTCTGTCCAGGTCTTCGATGGTCCCGTGCCAGGTTTGCTCGTAGTCTTTGAGGGTGGCCTTCACTGTCACACCTTCAGGGGTGACTTCCAGGGACCACTCCCTGTATCGGGCGCGGGTTTTCATGTCGACCCCCCAGGCCCAGAGGCCCCTCTTAGAGCCGACCAGCTCCAGGCCCGCTGTGGGGCGGACGGCTGAGGCGGATAGCGTAAGGTCTTTGCGCTGCCTGTCGGTCAGGGTGGGAAAGCTCTTAGTGACCATGATTGCGCTCTTTCTGTGTCGGTGTGGGCGGCGGCCCATTGCTCGTAGTGTTCAGCGTCTGGGCCGCCGTAGGTGGGGTGCGTGCTGTCTTCTACCTCTTCGAGGATGAGCCAGCAGTCTGGGCAGTACCGGAGGGACCAGTGGAAGGTTCCGTCCTTCCAGGTGTCCCTCCGGTACATTAGCCCTTGCCTGATTGTGGTGAAGCAGGCGTCGCAGATGACTTGCCCCCTGGATTTAGGGTGGGTCACCTTGCAGGTTAGTGGTACAGTCGCCACGCGCAGGTCGCCCTCGCCGCTAGCATCAGCGTCAGTGACACAGGAAGCTTGTCACGTCTTCTAGGTCCATCAGAACGGCGCCCCCACGTTGGCCCAGGGGTCGCCAGCCTGCCCGCCCTGGGGAGCGTTGAATGATGCTTGCTGCCGGCTAGTGTTCTTGCGGGGGATGGTGCCGCGGAAGCGGGGGAAGCGGATCTCCAGGCTGGTGCGCCGCTGGCCGTCGTTGCCTTCCCAGCCGCGCTGAATGAGTACGCCGCTGACGGTTACCTTGTCGCCCTTCTTGAGAATGTCTGCGAGGCGGCCGTACTGCTCACCCCAGAAGGAGGCGGTGACCCACAGGGGGTCCCCGTCGTCTTCCCAGTTGCCGGCCTGGTCCTTGCGGGAGGCGGTGGCGGCGATGCGGAGCTCGGTGACCTGCTTGCCGCTCTGGGTGTACCGCACTTCGGGATCCTGCCCGAGGTTACCTTCGACGATGACGTCTGCTGCCATGGCTAGTTTGCCTTTCGGATGGGGTTGAAGAGGTTCTTGATGTCGTGCTCTTGTACGTAGATGACAGGGTTTCCGAGGAACCGGAAGGTGGGGATCTTGTGCTTCGCGATGTACCTGTCGAGGGTTCGGCGCGTGATGCCGATCATGTTGGCTGCCTCATTCTTGGATAGGTAGCCGGGGATGGTTTTCATTGGTGTCCTTTCAGGAGTTTTGTGAGGTCTCCGAGCGTCATTGTAGCCCACTGCTGGTCAGGCTTAGCAACCCCGCGGCGCTTGTGGATGACAATACCCACGAGCGCGCCAGCGTTCTCTGCCTCAACCCGCGCCTCACGGGACCACTTCGGTAGGTCCGTGCGGGCGACATCCTTGCATTCGATGACAATCTTGTGGGCGCCCATGCGCACGTTGGCGATGTCGCCCTTGTCTTTGGCCCCGGCCTTGGGGGCGCGGTCGATCCTGTCGTCAGCCAACTCCTCTGCAAGGTAGTCGGCGACTACTCTCTCAAACCGCGCCCCTGCGGCCTTGGCGCTTTTACGCGTCCTCGCCACGGGCTTGCCTAGCTCGTTCTGCGGCACTGTTGTAGGCGCGACGCCACCTGTCTGCCGCAGCCTTGTACCGCTGGGCCTCGAGGTCGTAGTAGTCGCGGGAGCCTCGCTCATAGGCCCAGGCGGCTAGGGCGGCGAGCGCAACGATGATGGTCACTCCGAGCGCGAAGCTCATGCCTCCTCCTTTTCGATCAGTTCGGTGAGCCATGCGAGGGCGTAGTGGGCGATCGTGAGTAGGTTCTGATTCCTGCTTTTTGTCAGACCGTCATCGATGTCTCTGGCGACATTCCCGGCAATATTCGCAATGATGGTGAACCCACCCCAATCTGGGTCAGATTCGACGCGCCCCCTAGCCTCATCGAGTGAGTCGCCGGTAACGGAAAGGGCGTTCACCCACGTGGTGCACACGCAGACGATCGTCGCAAGTGCCTGCGCCTTATACTTTGCGCCCTGGAGGGTTGCCAGCGCCCCTAGCAATAGCGCCAACCTGCCCTCCTGGTGGGGGCGGTCGAGATTAGAGGGCAAGTCGCCAAGGGCCTTGACCTTAGCTACAGCCTGGTCGAGGGCGCTAGGCTTGTCGGGGGGCAGGTAGGAGGTGACCTCCTGGGGGGCCCCGACAAGCGTTATCCCCATGGCGACGCCACAGAACGCATCCTGGAGGTGTTTTAGTGCGGCAGTGGGGACGGCCGTGACCTCCTTCCACTCGTCGATGCTGTCGTCCGCGCCGATCAGCCACCTGTCTGTGACTCTGTAGTCTCCGTCGGGGTCACGGAGGGCGATGGAGTTTTTGACTTCCACACCATTGGAGGTGCGCCCCTTTCTGATGTAGATGAGTGGTTTTGTGGGCCAGTCGGTCATTTCAATTCTCCTAGGGTTGTTGGGTGTGTGTGGCGGCCGGCCCCAACTGCTGGTCCGGGGCCGGCCGCCGTGTCATCGTGGTGTCAGGCCCACGGCCTAACCCAGTGCCATGCGGCAATGAGGCCGCGCTTAACTGCTCCCATGCGCCCTCAGTCCTGATAGCGGGCGAGCCAGGCGAGGGCGAGCGCCCCTACCTGGGTGATCTCGGCAATGGTGTCGGCGTTATAGCCCGTGCTGTTGTCGTTGTCGTAGGTGAGGCTGGCGGCGACCTCACCCATCTCCTCAGCCAGGGCGTAGAAGCGGGTCTCGGCCGTGTGGCCGTCGCAGTCGAGCGTCATGCCCGGGTGCTTGATGGCGGCCCGCTCATACTCGGCGACGAATACCTCTCCGAAATCCTCGACGCCATAGTGGAACAAGAACTCCATCGCGTCCATTGCAATAAATCCGAGCTTAGCCCGAATAGAGTTGTGATGCGGGGTAGTGTGGTCTCGCTGAAGGTTGGCGGCCGTGAGGTGCTCGACCGAGAACCTCAGGGAGCCAATGTCGTCATACAGGACGGCAATCAACCCCAGGGCAGTCCATGGCTGCCGGTTGATGTTTGCTCCCAGGCTGGCTGCAGACCGCCGGATTTTCTGCGCCGTGTCGCTGACGGTCGGGTTGTGTGCGCTCATTAGGGTTTCTCATTGTTCTCTGGTGGCTTGTGATCGGGGCATGTGACTCTGTATGTCTCCTCGGCGACTGTCCAGCCGCGCCGGAGCGCTAGGCGCTTGACCTTGCTTAGCTCGTGGATCTCGGCGTCATAGTCGGTGGGGATCGCATTCAAGTCAATCCGGTTAGTGCAAGCGGGCCAGTCGCAGCTGATTGACGCACGCGAGTACTCAACCGGGACGATTTCCCATGGCATGTCAGTACCACCCGCAGCGCGGGTAGGGCACTGGGCGCCAGGCGCCATAGATGCACTCATCGTGCCAGGGGATGTGTCGGCGAGTCCACCAGCCACCCATGGGGATCATGAACATTTTCGTTCTCCTTCGTTCGTGAGTGTGTATGTGTTTCCGTCCCAGTACCGCACTGGGACGGTGGCGGGATCCTCCCACCATGCAACACCAAAGCCATCCTGTTTGGCTTCCTCCCGATGCTGCTCGATGTACCCGTGACAGCCCCTTACCCCGTCCCCACAGAGGAGGATGAGGTTAGCGGGGCTGTTGATGGATGGGTCCTTGGTGCCGCCCATGCCGCGAGGCTTCCTGTGCTGGATGCTTGCGGCGTAGGTGGCGACGTGGCGGCCGCAGCGGGCGCACCGGTACTGGTCCCTCTCGTACACGGCCTCCCTTGTTTCCTGGGAGGGCCCTGTTTTCCTGGGAGACCCCTTCCGGCGCACCCACCTTGCCCGTGACTGGCTCATTCCGCGCCCTCAATCTCGATGAGGCTGATATCCCCCATGGCGATGAGCTCCCGGATGACTTCCTCCTGGGCTGGAGAGACGCGGGCCGAGATCCTGGGGTCGGGCGTCACGAGCTCAACCCCGTCGGGGATCTCCCCTGTCTGCTTGATGAACCCGTCTAGGGCGGCTTTCGCCGTGAACCACGGGGCGGGAACCCGGTGGATGGCGTCGGGCTTGTTCCACTCGAGCCACCTGACTAGGGCCTGCTCGTCCGTCACCTGATAGGCGGGGACGGCGGTGGTGACGCTGATGGCGCCCACCTTCTCCCCGTTGACCATGGCATACGACCGATCTCCCGGGGCCATCACCTCCATGAGCTCACTGAGGGCTTTCTTCTTCTCCTGGGAGGCCACTTTCGCAACGTGCGCTGCGATGGCGGCCCTGCGGAGCGCGTTCTCCTTGTTCACTGCACCTTCCCTGCCCCGTAGTTGTTCTGTAGCCATGCACGAAGCATGTCGGGGACGGCCTTACCGCCGGCGGCGAAGTACTCCTCGCGCACCTTGTCCCCGTTTAGCTGGTGGGCGGCGCAGAAGCCATCGAGGATCATGCCGCACTGCTCGGCGGCTGTTCTCTTGGGAACCTCCTGCTCCGTTGGGAGGGGGGTGTTCTCGCCGGCGCCCCTATTCCGTTGGGAACCCCCTATTCCGTTGGGAACCCCCCTTTCGAAGGACTCCCCATCCGGGTCGGGGTCGTCCGTGGGGATGGTGAGCGCCTGGAGCAGGAACGTCCGGTAGGCGACGCTCATTGCTTTCGCGACCGCCTTGTCCCCGAAGTCCATAGCCTCGGCCGCAACCTTTCCGTGAATGCTGTCCCCACCGGGCCCGTAAACCCGGTAGGTGACCTTGAGGACTACCTCGGCTGTCTGCTTGCCGTTGGCTGTGGTGCCGTTTGATCGGTGCACGTCCACGTCCTCGGGGAGGATGGTGACGCCGTGCTTGCGCAGCGCGGGGCCGACCGCGTTCATCACCGCGTCGATCCCCCTGAAGTTGAACCTCTGTGCCTGGTTCTTGCTGTCTTTCTTGACTGCCTGGACGTCCCCCATTACCTTGCTTAGGGCTTGGTGGACTGTTGGGGTGTCTGCCATGGTTTCCTTCCTTTCTTGGGAGCCCCCTGCTCCGTTGGGGGCCCCCTATCTGGGGTACGTGTGCGGGCGGTACGGGCGAAGCACATACAGGTACTCACTGAGTCGCTTTAACTCAGTGCCGAGTAGCCGGCGGTCACCGTCGTTGAGGTGCCACCACGGGCCGCGCTTGACCCACTCCCTGTCGTCTTGGTCGTAGACGGCTTCACCGTCCTTGAGACGCCGCATCTCCCCATGGGCGATCACGGCACGCTCCGTCGGCTCACTCAGTGCCACTGCGCCCCTCCCGGATGATCGCCCGGTCGAGGTAGGCGCGCGCCTTGCGCAGATCGACGATTCGACTGGATGCTCCGCCCTTGCGGCCTAGGCGGGTGAGGTACTTCAGGGTGTTCCACACGTGCGGGGCATCGTGGGCGATGGCGTCCAGGACATCCCAGGACTCCAGGTCAGCTGTGCGCTCCGGGCCACCCTGTGCGATAATCGCCCCGCCCAGCCACGTGTAGTGCTCGGGCGAATCCACCCCGTCATCCTCCGCCTCGAGGTCAGCAGAGTCCGCCTCAACGTCCCACCCGTAGTGGGCGCCGATCCTCCGGACAGCCTCCACGTCACTAGCGTTACAGCCCACGAGCGTAACCCTGCCTCCAGGAATGTCCGTCCCGTACGGCCGGAGCACCATTGGCCCGGCGCCCACGATCTGCAGGTGGCCACCGGCGAGCCGCACACATGCCTCACTGGTTGAGGCGATAGAAAGCAGTCCACCGGGGTGCACCCAGTAGTCCAGGGGCGGGATTGCAGCTGAGGCGGGGATATCCCCCAGGATGTGGATGGTGTCCTGCATGGAGGCGCGAGCCTTGACGGCCTCCTCCAGGTCCGCGTATCGATATGCGTGGTACGCGCTCATATCTTTTCCTTTCTAGACCCCGCACTGTGCGGGCGCCTATGGGCCGCCTGGACCACCGGTAGATCATCCCAAGCCCCTATGGATCGAAGTGAACGGGGTCGGGTCCAGGCGACTCATAGACGGGCAGGCTGTGTCGACTACGCGGCGCCGGAGCGGTGCGTGCGGTGTCTGCCATCTATGGGCGTTTCTCTGTGTAGTTCTCAATCAACGTGCGCAAGCGTTATTCAGTAGCTGTCTACGTTTCTGCTGCGCTGTCCTCTAGGTGAGGCGGCGGGCCACTATCGCTAGCGGCTCACCGTCCTTCCTAGCTGTGGGCCGCCGGCGGGGCGGGCGTGTAGATCCCGGGGTAGTAGATGCAGTGGACGTACAGGCGCGCTATGGGGTCTGAGGAGATCACCTCACCGGCGTCCGACGCGGTGGGGTAGGCGGTGAGCGCGTCGTTGGTGGTCATTGCTTCGATCCTTTCTGTGGGGTGTGTGCCCCGTGGCTGATAACCAAACTATAGCCGCATCGAGACGGCGTGAGTCAAGCCGCGGTCGACACCAACTTGCGTGACCTACGTCATCGAACGAGCGTTCGACACCCCCACCCCTTACGCAAAACGATCATTTCGACATGCACCCCGACACCCCTACGCGCGAGTGCATGCACACACCCGCGCACGAGAGGCCGCAGGGGCCAATCTGAGTGCCTTTCAGCACTCCACCCATTGCGGGTACCACCCCGCCCCCAAAACCACCCCAGAAAGGCTCACAGCACCCCAGGAGGGCAAGCGGCGCCACACCCCCACCCACCACCCCGCCCAGCAGGCACAAAAAAGTGCCCCGCCGGCCGAAACCAGCGGGGCACCAGGGGGGGGGCAGGCGGCCGCGCAAACCTCAGCAGCGCGCGCGATCACGCCCGCGTGACGCTCCTCCGCATACGGACGCAGCGCCTCCCACACATCGACGCCCCGTGAGGTCACGTACTGGGCGAAGGCCGCATCCCCGAGCCACTGGGCGGCAATCAGGGCCTCACCGAAGTAGGTGGCCTCGCTGGACTCGATCTGCTCGTAGCCGGTCATTTTCGATTCCTTTCGTTGGGCGGGCTGCTGATCGCCCGCGCGGCGGGATGACCATATAGAGGGCTGTTTTCCCGCAGAATCAAGCCAAACTGGCGTGTAAAGGATGGTTTCCATAGGCGTTTTTCAGGCCCCCGAACCCAATCGTTCGAACGATCTTCGAACACAACCTGAACGCCAACTGTGCGCCACCCACACCCCCCCTATGCAAGGCGTAGGACAAAGGTTCCACGAACAGCGTTCGATCTGATGACCCCCACCACACCAACACAACCCAGGCCACAGCGCAATAAGTCAATAACCCACAACCCAACACACACACGAAAGAGGCGCCTATCGCATCACGCCAACCAACCACCGAGACGATTGGTCGAACACGCGTGCGATAGGCACCCCCCCATCAATCACCGACGGCGACGCCACCCCCGAACACGATCCACCACCGACACCAGACCAGCACCAGCCAACCCCAGAAGACCCAGCGCCACGACCCCACCAAGGATCTCGTGATCATAGTTGTCCTTCACCGGAGCAACCGGGGCAGCCACCACCTCACGCGGCGAACCCACAGAACCCACAGTCGCAGAAGCACTAGGAGAAGCAGACTTCTCCACACGCCCATCCACAGCCGCGCTCGGCGAAGCCGAGTGCACACCCCCCCTAGAACGAGAACCACTGATTCCTGCGTTGTCCTCATGGTCCTTCTCCTCGCCATCCTTGCGTGCCTTGCAGGCGTCGGAGAGCGCCTCAGCCACAGCCGGGCCGGGCACGTACTGGTCGCCCTTATCCGTCACGAGGGTCTGCGTGCACGCGTCCTGATCCACGACGATGACGTACCCGTCACGCATGCAAGTCTCCTGCCCGCGCACGTCCACGCAGTGGGGGAGCCCGGCGGCGGAGATGGGGTCGGTCTTGCCGGTCCACTCCCAGCCGGGGAAGCGGCGCGCCTCAGGAGGCTCGGTGGGCTCCGGCGCAGGGGCCACCTCCTCAGAATCCTTCTTCTTGCTCTTCTTCTTCTTCTTCACATCCACCCCAGTGGCGGTGCCATCCTGCCTACGAATGTAGGTGACCGACCCATCCTCCTCCACAATGAATGAGTCGCCTGAACCGTTACCCGACACGGAGGCGTCCCACAGGCACGGCCCATACTCCTGGCCCTCATCCTCGCAGGCGGGGGTCCCTGACACATTCACCGGGGCCCCAGTGTCCACAGTCACCCACCCCAGCAAGAGACCACCAGGGGTCTCCTCGCTGGCATAGGCGGGGGCACACGCACCCACAGCCACCACACACGCACCCACACCCACGAGGGCCGCACGCCTAACCATCCGCTTGACCTTGCCGTTGAAGTCCATCTGCCTGGTTCCTTTCTTGGTTGGGCCGCTCAGGCCCGTGTTGCTGATGGACAGAACCATACGCCCACCAACCACCACTACGTCAACCCACGACCCACACAGACACGTGTGACACGCACCACCGAACACACGTACACAAACACAACAACACAAACACACCAACCGAACACACGTACACAAACCACAAACCACCAGCACAAACACAAAACAAACCAAAAGGACAAACAACCAACAACCAAAAAACAAAACCCACACACCCCAGGGAATACCCCCCCACCCCCCCAATGCCGAC